GGATTGAGTTCACCATTGATCGCACTCTTCCATTCTTTTAAAGTTGATTCAAAGTATTCATACCCATCAGCGCTCGTCTTCATACGTGTTTTGAGAAAGTTGAGTGTTCGAATCCACTCCATTACACATGACTCGTCGTGTCTCGTCGTAACGTGGGGGGTTGCCGAAACGTAGCTTGGGAGTACCGAAGCGTAGCTTGGGAGTACCGAAGCGTGCGGGACTCTCGGAACGAGAGGACGCGGGGCGTGGGGGGGGTTAATATAGTTATAGAAATGCACCGCATGAGATATACAAGATGAACCACATCGATGAAAATGACTTCTCGCAAGAGACTAACATCATGCGATTTGTTAGAAAAAATAGATGGTTAAGTGTTGATGTAAAAGGATACAGACTCATAAGATGTAATTGGGTGACGACTCTGCTATCATCTGCTATCATGTGGGGTTTCATCGCATGGAGTTTCGGTGATACTACCGGTGCATCATCCAAACTCATGGAGTGGAAAGCTTGGGTGTCCCTCAACTTTACATGGTTTTATATTCTAACGCGCAATATATGGTTATTTTTCATAACGGGATTATTATTTACTAAGTATAGACATCTCAAACTTGGAAGAGATGATGAAAAGCCTGAGTTCTCTGACCTTACATGGTTTGCTATGTTGTTTTCATGTGGTACTGGCGTAAGTGCATTTACATATGGAGTTGCAGAGCCAATGTGGTTTTATCGATACAACCAAAATGTAGTAAAGATACCATTTGTAAACGACGACCAGAGAGCTCAAATGGCTATGATGATCGCTTATTACCAAACTGGTATTCATGGTTGGTTACCGTATATTGTTATCGCTCTCACAATGGGTGTAACCTGTTCTAGACGAAACAAGCCCATGACTATGCGTTATGCACTTGAACCCGTTTTGGGTAAAAGTGTGAACGGTCTAGTAGGTGATATCATTGACGCGACTACTATTGCTTGTACCACTTTCGGTGTGTGCACCTCACTTGGATTGGGTACGGGTGCTATCGCTACAATGATCAACCGACTCAATCCAAATATCAGTTCAACTGCTTTGAGCACTAAATTGAGTATCATCTGGTCTATAACTACCGCAGCTTCTATTTCCGTGCTTATTGGTCTCAAGAGAGGAATTAAAACATTGTCCAACTTGGCATTTTTTACTGGTTTGATTCTGATGACCAGTCTCATGTGCGCGGATAACCCAAGCCTCTTATTTAATTCGTATGTACAGTCACTCGGGCATTACATTCAATGGATACTTAAACTCGGGTGGGACACTGATGCGTGGCCGAGTTTCACAGGTCAATTAACCAATCAAGGAAACTGGGAAACGCTTACATGGGGTAATACCAAAGAAACTACTGTTTCTGCTATGTCTGTATTTGATAACACACGTCTCACGTCTTCTACTCTTCAGAATGAAGCATGGGGTCAACGTTCTCCTTATAATTTCATGAATATTTGGACTGTGTTTTACTGGGCGTGGGGTGCCGCATGGGCTCCATTCGTTGGTTCATTCATCGCACGTGTATCTCGTGGAAGAACGATTGGTCAAGTTATAATCGCAGGTATTTTTGCAACACCAGCATTTATATTTGTTGGAAGAAATGTATTCGGTACTCTCGGTATAAAAATGCAGAGAATTGCGGAATACACACTTGGTAATGGTGCAGACATTGACTGGACTACGGGTTCCGTTAACTGTACCGCACTTGGTTACACTAATCAACAGCCAACGAGTGAAGCAGCAGTTGAACTCGCCAAAAAGGGGTACTATGCACTTTCTTGTAGAGCAATGCCAGAGCAAATTATGGATATCATGGAACCATACAAAGGGTTGACCAAGTGGTTCCAATTGTTGGCTCTCGTTGGTGTATTGTTGTATTTTACAACTTCATCCGATTCTGGATCATACATTGACGACCTCATCGCCTCTCAAGGTTTCGAAAACCCTCCACCAATTCAAAAGGTGTACTGGGCGTGTACTGAAGGTGCACTTGCTCACGCACTTGTTGTGAATGGTGGTATCCGAGTCATTCAGGGTGCAGCTATTGTTGCTACATTCCCATACACAATGATGATATGCTTCATGTGTGTTTCTCTCATAAGAGCACTTAAAATGGACACAAACGACGAAGATATTACTTCTTCAAGAAAGGGATTCAACACTGGTATGTTGGATGTCCTAGAAGGATTTAAACCAGAATCACCCCCACCACATGCACCAAGTGTAAAAGAGCGCGTTAAAACTACATTGATATCATCCGTTTTATCAGCTATTCCTCTCAAATCGGTAGCCGAATCATGCGAATACAAGACTATGATTTTACCAATTGTGGCTACATTTTTCCAATGGATGTGGATCATACTATTGTGCCTCACTCGTACATCGGATGGTGCACATTCCACAGCTTGGGCTATGTACATCTTCTTCGTTTCAGTCGTTACCAAAATGCGAAAAGACTTGAGAGATAAGAGAAACATCTATGGAAACGCCGTTGAAGATTTCATATGTGGATTCACTATGTATCCATTTGCGATAGCACAAATGAACCATGAAAGTCAAACTGGTGATAAATTATCTTAACCGTAATACATAGATTTTATCTCATTATGATACTTTTTTAATATATTAAATCTTCTTATTTTATTTGAAGGTGTTAGTTCCCCACCGTCTACAGTAAATTCATCTCTGATTACACACACTCTATGTATCTTTTCACTATTATTAGAGGCTATTTCTTCATTGTACTTATTCACACAATTAAACACGTTATTTATATTAGATTCAGGCTTCATAGTAAACAATAAACTTAAATACTTTTCCCGATTGCCAACTATAATGGCTTCATTTATATCGTCACATACCCGACATAAATGACTCTCGATTGGAATCGGTGATATCTTTTTCCCGTATGATGTTATTATAGTATCATCAAGACGCCCGTGTACTTTTATATACCCGTTTTCGTGTATTTCACCTACATCGCCCGAATGAAACCATCCCTTTTCGTCAGTAAACGGTTTATCTTGATTTGTATACCCGAGTGCTACCTGTCTACCTCTAAAACACAGTTCATCTGTGAATTCATCTACCTTGGCTTCTGTACCACATATTGGTATCCCCGAATAACCTTCTAAAACATAATGTGAGTGAGGTATAGATTGCATTCCAGATAATTCCGACATACCATACGAACCCAATAAATTTATACCAAATTTCGAAAAATTATGAGTGGTCGCGACGTCCACATGTGCACCACCAGTTAAACACAGCTTTACATTATCCAGTCCAATTTCATGTTGTATACGAGTTTTCATATATATTCTCGCAAACCTTGACATAAAATCATCCTTGTGGTTTTTATTTTGACGTTTAATGTGAGATGCATAGCATATTTTTTTCATAATTCTATACACAAAACTATCAAATTTAGGTTCAAGCGTCAACGCCTCTTCATACACTCGCTCCCATATCCTTGGTACAGCAAATATATACGTAGGACGAGCAATAACAAGGTCTCTGATACTTATAGAAGGTGTTCTAGAAAAGTATACACTCGCGGGCGTGTGATATATACCAATCGCGGTTAATGGCAAAAATATATCACTCAATATAGGTGCTATATGTGACATTGGTAAAAATGATAAAAGTCGTAAGGGGCATTCTAGTAAAATTGGGTTATGTTTTAGATTTGATTTTGCTGTGTATATCAGGTTATCATGTGATAACATAACACCCTTTGGATTTCCGGTAGTACCAGATGTATACACCATTATACAACAATCAGATGGTTTTTGGTTTCCTACATACTCATCTATTATTTCATCCCTTATGCGCGTTCCAATCTCAATAAATTGTTTCCATGTGTAGACGCACGAAGGTGTACCTACAATTAAATCTTCGCAGTTATTTAACAATACTATAGCTTTTAGCTTTGATTTTGATTTAAGTGCGATTTCAAGTCGTTCTTTGGAGTCAACAAATAGTACCCTACTGTTAGAATCTTTCAGTATATACTCACATGTTTTCTGTGTAGAACTAAAATATATACCACACGCTTTACTATTTGCAATAATAGCGCCCAACATACATACCACACGTTCTGGTGAATTTTGAGCAAAAATAGAAACACTCTCGTACCTAGGAATCAAACCCAAATGTATGAGAGACTTTGCAACTTTTAAAGACTGTATATACACATCACACATTTTCCACTCGGTACCACTTGATGAAACCATATACGTTGAATTTTCATATGACTTATTAGCTAACGAAACAAGTTCTGAAACAGTTGTCATGTTAATATAAAATTAGATATTTGAATTTTATATTAACACGCGTAATAACTTTTAAATGTAAATTACTTTTATTTCATTCTCTCTTCTACATCCATTATAAGTTGAATGTATGGTTCACCATTTGGGAGTTTTACGTCGTCTGACAAACCTAACACACGGAATCCGATTGATTCAGTCCACTCACGATACTCCTCTACAGTGTGCACAAAAAAAACCACCAAATTCAGCGGCAACCTGAGACATACTAGGTGATGAATTTATGGCCATTTAATAATATACAACAAAATTAAAATAAATTAAATCTATCGCACATGAAATATTCCTGTGGTATACACCCATTATCACATGATTCACAAAAATCAGTCCAATCCCAAAATGTATGCTCACCTATAGGTATGCGATGTGTACTTGTAATTAAACAAATGAATGTATCTTCGACGATGTCTGTTAATTGTGCATGCGACGAGTCTCTAACCCTGATAAAATTACCATTTTCCAATATAAAATGACAACCGGTTACATATATATATTCATTTATTTCACGACTAAAAATTCTATAAAATGGAACTCGGTCTGAATTTCTTATCTTTAGAATACAATTAACGATTATACCACCTTTTATGACATCCCCCAGTTTGAGGTCTTTTAGTATCACAATCTTATCGTCTGCGAGACGTATTCGGGTATAGGGGGAAAAGGACGTAGACATTTTAGTTTTAGGTTTGAAATTATTATTTTTACATGGCACCCTGTGTGTAGATGTAGAATGTCTACGTTTATCGCTCCATTGATATATTGGTAAACAGAACTGGGATGATTGCATACTCATTTGAAATATTATTTATTTTTGAATTTTTTTCGTTACGTCAAACCATCGCTCACTTCCAGCCCTTATATCAGACATACCGACATAAGAAAAACCTAATTTTTTCATCCATCCTATATGTCTACTTCTAACAGAAACTGAAACATGCTTTATTTTATCTCCATAATTTAACCATTCATTATAGTAATATTTACCCATTTCACGCCCAATTCCACTACCCCTCATATTATCACTTACACACATTGAATATACAAATAAAGTGTCACCTCCTGGATCGTGTCCCATAGTAATTTTATCTATAGTTATAGATGAACCCTTAATTAAACCACTATATATTGCACCAATTATTTTACCGTTTTCATCTTTAGCTACCATACACAATTCCGGACAAGCATTAATTAAATTGTGTTTATGAAGTTTGCACGGAACCTCGTCACTTGTATTATATGATTTAATCTCCATAGAATGTATTTCATCTACGTCATCGTGTGCCATAACTGAATATTGTATTTTAGTTGGAATTTGAGTTACATTTAAAAATTTACACTGAATATAAATTATTAACAGAATTACTAAAAGTACAAGGAAAAACATATACTTTTACTAATTTACAATAAATTATTTTTTAGATTAAATAACACTCTTATCACATGCATCACATGCATCCAACCAGTCCCAGAAAGTATGTTCCCCGATTGGAATACTGTGTTTATCTGTTATTAAACATATTAACGAGTCACTAAACACGTCTGTAATCTCAGCCTTGGTAGATTGATCCACTCTTACAAACTCGTCACCCTCTTTTATAATATGCGAACCCGTGACATATATATATTCATTCAATTCACTATTTAATAATTTATAAAATGGAACTTTATCTATATTTCTAATCTGTAATGTAACGTTTACGGTGACACCACCTTCAAGTACATCACCTAACATAATGTCTTTGATAGCAACCACATTTCCACCATCGAGTTTTATTTTAGTATCGGGTGAGAAGCAAACAGTAGGACACGGTATGATTGCACTTTTAGTTTGCGTTTCTCTATGTCCATTTTCATGTGGGCATGCTCGTCCACCATTTGTAGCATTTTTAGATACTGTATAAGTTCTAGTTCTATTCTTGTACTTGAATCCACATTGTGGACCCGACCAGGACCAGTCACTCCAGTCACCCCATGCACCTTGGCAATGATTACAGGCTTCGTTTTTATTTTGTGATGCTTGGGTCCCACTTGGGCAATTTACTACGGCACGCGTTCGTTGGTATGGTCGACTCGAACCATTGCAATCACCCGCCGGCGTCCATCCACTCCAAGCACTTGTATAACAACATTTTTCCGATTTGCTTGTGGTCGCACCACTATTGATAACGTCGCGTCTATAATATTGCTTTCCATCTGCACCACACCCACCAATTGGTATCCATGGACCCATATACGGACAATCCACCTGTCTCGTTTTTACACTATCTGGACAGTTACCAGCCGTTGTTTGCCTTTGTGTTTTTCGACCAACCGAGCTACACCCAATTGCGTCCGTCCAATCACCCTTTTGAAAGCAACACGCCATAAATTTAGCCTTTGCAGTTGAAGGGCATCCTCCAACCTTATTCTCTTTATACGTCTGTGTATACTTGGCAGTCCCGTCAGCGTTACAAGCACCCACCATAGCCCAATCACCCGTCTCTTCGCAACATGTTTTAGGTGTTCCAGAGTTACGCCGTTCAGTGTCACCATGTGGATAATCACAAGGATATCCACCATGTGCTGCTTGTGTCGTTATAGTGAATGTACGTTCCCTATACGGTTGAACGCCACATGGTTCATCTGATTTTGGTTCACTCCATGCCGACCAGGATCCTTCACAGTTGACTGGACAAGGACCACCCGTACAATCTTCCCATTTTGTAAGCTCTGGACAATCTTTTGGGTTTGTCGCAATATTAAAAAACATCTTCTTACCCTTTTGACCACA